TCCTCACGTAATCAATAAGGCCTGACGGCCAACACCTGTATAAGTAGACAGTATTGTTCCACAAAGATCAGAGATCGCCTACCCCTGATTTTCCATTTCTGCTGCAGCTCGTCGCAACAAGCCCTCCAGCGCGGCCTTTACCGTTTGTCGGCGGACCTCATCACGGTTGCCGGGAAAGTGCGCAAGCTGCGCCGAAACCTCATCGCCTACCCCCCACGCCAGCCAGACGGTGCCCACCGGTTTGTCCGGTGAGCCGCCATCCGGCCCCGCCACGCCACTGACCGCCACGGCAAAGCGCGACAGGCTTTTCTCCTGCGCGCCACGCACCATCGCTTCCACCACGTACTGGCTGACGGCCCCGACGCTGTCGAACAGTTGCTCCGGCACATTCAATTGCCGAGTCTTCTGCCGATTGGAATAGGTGACATAACCCGCCTCGAACCAGGCCGAGCTGCCGGGGATGCGCGTGATGGCCTCGGCAATGCCACCGCCCGTACACGACTCAGCCGTCGTGACATGGGCATTGAGCACCTGCAGACGGCGGCCAAGTTCAGCGGCAAGCTGGGTGATTTCGTTCACGGTCGTCTCCGGGAGTGGGCGGGCGTTTGCCTACCCTACAGGAGCCGTTCAACCATGCAAGTTGCAGAGTGCATCAAGACGCTAACGCACAATCGCTCGCACATAGGCCTGGCAAGCACGCAAGGCGATCAGGGCGTTATCACCGTCGTCGGTGATGCCGATAATTCGCTGAGCATGCGCCGGGTCAAGTCGGGCTCGCGGGGCTGCATAAACCACGCTGCCGGTGGCGGTGGAGGCAGGCACTGCAGCGCAACCGCTGGCGTCGGTGGCGTCGAGAAGGACTGACAACCGCACATCAGCAGTGGCCAGGCGGTCACGCAGAGCAGTCTGGTTACGTTGGGCATCGCTCAACTCCTGTGCATGTTGTTTGTCGCTGGCGCTGAGCTGTTGCTCAAGGGCCAGGCGTTTATCCTGTTCTGCCTGTTGCCGCCGCAAGGCCGCCTGACTTTGCTGACTGAGCGCCTGCGCATGGGCCGCCGACTGCCGTTCGATCTGCGCACCCAGACGCCAGGCCTGGACCTGCCACACCACGGCAATCAACAGGCCCAGACCGATCAGTCGATACGCCCCTAGGAAGCGCATAACACCGCCTTCGCCCGCGCCCATAATTGCAAACGATCCTCCAGGCCATTAAGTCCGCCATTGATGCGCCGGGTGATGGTGGTGAACTGGCCTTTATCAGCCAGCTCGTTCAGGCCATTGCTCAGCCAGAACCATGCCGCAGAGGCACATGCCCATTGCGGCTGTTCCAAAAGTTCAGGTTGTTGCAGCAGCCGGTCATCACCGAACAAGGCCTGGCTGCAGGCCAGGTAGTTGCGCCGCCCGGTGACCTGGATCAGTCCCCTGCCCCGATACTTCTGGCCGTCGCCATCGGCTTGCGGAGTATTGCCCAGGCGCGCGGCCAGGGTGCCGGTGTCGTATTTGCTGAGGTAGTGATCGCTGCCCAGTTCGCGCACATAGCGCAGTTGGCCGGACTCATGACCGATCTGTGCGAGGAACGCCGCCCAGCGTTTTGCAGTATTGATCTCATAACGGGCGCTGGCTTCATTCAAAGCCGTTAAAAAAAAGCCCGCTCTGGGGCGGGACAAGGGCATGACATTAATAAGCTGCGCGAGTGATATCACCATGGTCGTTACTCTGGAAAAAGCCTATGTCGACAAACCGCCTGCAATGATGGAACTGCGATACCCCGTGGCCGGATCCCCCACGTGCGTCACCTTGTTGATGGACCAGCGTCCCTGCATGTAGGACGGCCAGGACTCATCCAACAGCAACAGCCCTTCGGCAGCCAGCAGCGGGTTACCCGGACAATCGATCATCAAGGTCAGGCCCTCACGACCGACACGGCGCAGTTCCGCCTCAGCAACGGACTGCGCTTCGGCCTGGTTCTGATAGCGCTGGCGCAGGGTCTTGAATGGCGCCACACCAACCTGAGCCACACGTTGCTTGCCCGCTGCGGCATCCCACCAGGCAACACGACTACCCATGTACTTCGAGCGCGATTTTTCGTCGAGCGTGGCGGTGATGAAGGCCGGCTCACCGGGTCGATTGTCGCGGGTCACCGACAACGTGACGTCCGGCAACAGCTGACCGGAAAGCGACTTGACTCGCCCAGCTTCAGCCAGCACATACAGCTCGTTGATCGGCTTGGTCACCGCACGATAGCGCTTGGCCAAACGGGTGATGAATGCCATGTCGCTTTCGTTGGATTGGTCAATGTGCGCAATCGCGATCCCGTCCAGCTCGGGCGCCACACGCGGTGAGTACCCGTGACGACTGACCAGTTGGCGAAACAATGCGCCCAGGGTAGTCGGCCCGTAACTCGCGGAGCGGCGCTGGCGATAGCCACTGGCGTCCTGCACGCTGAAGGGTGCCGCAGTGGCGACGATCATCAAGCGCATGGGAAACAGCACTGGCGTTCTTTGGGTAACCACGAACTCACCTTTTTCCACCAGTCCGGTCTCCTCATAACCGACCCGCAGGCCGATCTTGCCACTCAGACTGGGCAGGCCTTCCAAGCCCTCGATATTGAGGGTCAGTTCCAGCCGATCGGCTTCAATGCCCGCCGCATCAGTATGACTCCAATGCATCAAGCGTTGATTGAGCAGCGCCGCATTCGCGCCGTAAAACTCCACGCTGGGAGTAAATCCCTGTGCCATGCCGCCTCCTTAATCCCAGGCCAAAACGGGACGCACGGCAGCAGGCCGCGACGTCAGCTCGGGCACAATGACCCACACGCCTGCCGGCAGCACCGGGCCGTACTCGGCAAGCTCGGGGTTCAGACGCCAAAGCGTTTCCTCCGCGCTATCGTCGCAACGGCCCAGCTCTCGGTAGAGCAGCAGGTTGACCGAATCGCCGGCGATGCTTCGCACTCTACGCATTGACGAATTCCTCCAGTTCAAGGGTCCAGGTCATGACCATGGCGGTGCCGTCATCGATCACGTTGCTTTGGGCTTCCGTCACCGAATTGATCCGCCACAGGCCCCAATTACGGCCGATACCGTCGACCAGCGGCAGCGGCGCACGGGCGTTCTGCAAGGCGCGCAGTTCGTCGAGGCGCTGCATGCCCACGGCGTACATTGCGGTACCGCCGAAGGTCAGCTTTTCCAGCTTTTGGCCGTTCTGTCGCGACTGCGGCTTGCTGGCGATAATCGCCAGGTCCTGCCAGCCGCCGTCGCTGGCGCGGGACAGCGTGGAATAGGCGAACCCTCGGGACAGGCCGAAAATAAAGTCGCCGAGCACCATTTGTTGTCGCATCAATCACCTCCTGATGGATCGGCCAGTGCCGCGTTACGTCGGATGCCCAAGGTGTCGGTCACCATCGGCAGGCATTGGAACTGCAAAGCCTGGATCACCTGATTGACCACCTGCTGGGCATCCGCCGGGTTCACGCCGGTGATCTGGATGCTCGGTGAAATCGTGACCTGGACGTTATCCGAGCTGGCGCGGGTGAGTTCCTTGCTCAGTGCAGCGGGCGCGGGCAGACGGTCGCTTGAGCCAAACACTTTGTCCCCGAGCCAGGCGCCCGCTTCACTGCCGAGCAAGCCGCCAATGGCCCCGCCGATGGCGGTACCGACACCCGGGAAGACCAGCGTGCCGAGCGCGGCGCCAGCCGACGCACCGGCCCAGGCGCCACCGGCAGTGCTCAAGCCGGCGCCGACGGCATTGACGTCACCATTGCGTACGCCCTGCACCACATCGATGGCCGTGTCGACATACTTCAATGGGCCCAGGCGCCGGGCAACGCCGGACTCCAGCTTGGCCAACGTGCCGGACAGACCTGCCGTCAGGCCCTTTTCGCTGCTGCGAGCCAACGGCCGGAGGGATGCCGGCACAACAGGGGCGGCAAACGCGTTGCCGGGAACCTGGGGCGACGGCGGGGTCACACGGGCCGCGTCGAACGGCACTGGCGGTTGGCTCATTGCACTGAGTGCAGGGCCAGGCCTGATCACCGGCGCTGGACGCAATGGTTGGAGCTGCGCGGATTGCTGGGAGCCGGATGTCCGGGGTTGGCGTTGCACCGATTGCCGTGGGCCGGCTGCAAGGGGCTGGCGCGCAACCGGTTGGCCCGGCCTGGGAAGCCCGACGCGCCGCTTCTTGTTCGCGGCGGGTCTGGTTTTGTCTTTCTTGCGTACCGTATCGCCAACACTCTCGGGCATCTGCGCCGCAGATCCGCCCAACGCACCCGGAGCACCAAGGGACAATGGACCGGCGCAGCAACAGTGCGCGTCCTTGCCCTTTTCGCCATCAAAACCGCCGTCCTTGAACAGCTTGCCAATGCCGGGGAGCTTGCCGAGGGTGGCATCGACCACATTGCCTGCAACCCGGCTTTTAATCGTTTCTCCCAAGCCTGAAAGGACTTCGGAAATCATCGGCGTCACCGTGGTCGACACCACGGCCTGCGCCGTTTTGACCGCACTGGCCAAAGCCGGCGAACCTTCAACGGCGCCATTGGCGCTCTCTGTCAGCCCGGTCCTGGCCTTCAACCACAGCGCTTCGCCCCACACCGGTGCGGCATCCAGGGTCGTGGAAAAGCGCTTTTCACTGTCAGTGGACGATTCACGCAGCACGCTGATCGACTGTTCCGAGCGGGCTGTTTTATCAAGCGTCAGGTGGCTACCCGACTGCTGCAGCGCACTGGCCAGATCGATGATCTGCGCGCTGCCCAGCATCAGGGCCTCGCGAGTTTGCCGCTGATCCACAGACGTGCTCGAAGTGGACTCAGACAGCGTTGTTGATTCTGTCCGCTCATCCCTGCGCACAGGCTGCCGATCAAGGGTTCTCAACGATGACAAGACGGTGTCGAGCGAGTCCACACCCTCGCGCAAGGTGCCCAGCGACTGCGCCAGTTCATCAAGCTTCAGATTCGCGTTGGTCAGCGCAGCCACTGTTTCGGACAGCGCAGGCAAGCCCGCCAGTTGGCCTGAACGGTCAGCTGACAGGGCGCCCGGACTGGCAATATCGGCATCATTGGCGCCCTCTGCGCGACCGAAAACGCCCTGGCCATCCCTGGCCACGGCATAGGCGAGCGAATAGGTATTCTGCATCCCGCTTACTCCTGTTTGACGCCAAGGCGAGTGATCGCTATGTCGTAGCGGCGCAACGCTTTTGCAGCATCCCAATCGAGGATGTCCGCTTCATTGACCGAGTAAACCAGCGGTACCACATCAAGGATCACTTCGATGTCGCGCTGCGAAAGAAGTCCGCCGGTTGATTTAAAAAATCGTCGATGCGCTCTTGCAATTGCGTCCAGTCGGGCACGGTCAAGTCGCCCAGGTCAGGGATCATCAGGCCGGTGCAGTGAGCGGTGATGAACTCGGCGCGCTCTTTGTTGGTGGCGAGTTTTTTCATCACCTTGGTGGCACGCAGGGCGGGCATTTCCAGTGGGAGTTCGGTCAGCGTGCGGCCAGCGGCATTGAGGGGCAGCAGCAACTGGACGGGCTGGTCATGGCGGTTTTCTTCTTGCGCTTGCAGGAAGAACGATG